ATTAATGACTTCCGTTTCTAATTAACTTCTCTACATCTTCAGTCAACTTCTCAGTTCTTTTCTTTAAAAACTCTATATTGACTGCATTGTTTCTCATGCTCTTAAGTTCTGCTTCTACGTCCTCTAATAAACCACTAACGTGTTCCACAATCATAAATAATTCTGCTTCTCCAGCTGATTGACCTAACTCACCTCTTGGATATTTAATTCTAAACTCTGAGTTTTGATCTAAATCTTTTTGCATCAACTCTATCTTTGTAGAGTGTTGATTTAATTTTTCGTGAATACCAAAATAAGCCCATGTTCCGATTGCGATTATCGCGATCAGACTGGCAACCGTTTTCATCGGCATCTGTACGGCAGCGGATTCAGAAATTTTTAGGGCCATAAATTACCTGTTGAATCTAGACACGACCCAGTTCCAGCCAGCTTTTATTTTGTCCCAAACTTTACAACAAACTGCTTTACATTTTTCAATCATGTTTCTTCTCCTCAATTTCGTAAAAGAAGTTATCCGTATCTTCGGTCTTCCATTTACTTGTGTTTTCAACGTTCCATTCAGATGTCTGCACTTTCCAATCTGGGATGTTATCTTTCACTGTAAATGAAGGTATATCCCAAATGCATCTATTATTAGGTTGTGCTGCATAGTTCCCATCGTCGAGAGCTATGATGTGAGCACATTTGTGCTCGTGCGGTATCTCTGAATGATCCGTATCTAGGATATTAGGCTCTGGGTGAGCAAAGTCAACCGTAAATAAATACTTACCAGGGTGCCATTTCTTATCTTTTCCGATGTATTTACCAGCTTGTGCTTCTAGAATATCCCAAGAATGCACAGAAGGATAATAACTGAAACAATTCCAAAGCTGAAGCTCGTCCAGTCTACGCCTAGGTACATCAGTAGGCTTGAAGCCACGTTGTATAAATGCTGTAATAGGTAGCCTATAAAAAATTGCACCATTCTCCATAATCGCGTGAAAAAGAAGAGACTTGCCCGTAATGGAACTAATACCAAAGATGATGCAATCTTCAACTTCACCATGATGACTCTTAAGATCATAGAGATATTCTCTCCTTATTTGAGCGTATTCTACAGGAATGTTTGCGTTTAAGTAAGCCATAATTATTCATAAATATCACCCCAAGAATCGCCCGCTTCATAGTCGACCTTGTTAGGAACTTTCAGACTAACAGCATTTTCCATAATATCAATTATTCTTTTTGCCTCTTCTTTATTTTTAACAGATATATCTAATTCATCATGAATTTGTATGTGTGGAATAATACCTTCATTATATAAATCTAACATAGCCTTCTTTGTCATGTCAGCTGCAGATCCCTGTATTAATTTATTTAATGCTTTGTATGTAAATGCTCTACGTATGTGCTCTAATCTATATGTTGATACGGCTTCACCAAACTCCATAGGTTTGTGCATACCAAAAGCTTTTGGTTCCCACTTATTAAATCTACATCTACGTCCTAATAATGTTCCGATAGAACCAGACTTTGACGCATAATTTTGTGTAGAACTCATTAGCTCTTTTACAAAAGGCACACTCTCATGGTATTGATTAAACAAATCTTCAGCCTCTTCTTTTGTTCCCAACCCTAATTCTGCTTGTAGCTTTGCTTTACCCATACCGTAGAAAAGACCCAAATTGATCGTCTTGGCTTGTGTTCTAGATATATTAGCCATATCAGCTACAGTTTGATGGAAATCTACATTGCCTTTATTAAATTTTTTTACAATTTCTACGACTGAATTATCTTTACACATGGGTTCGGTGCTAGCTGCATAGTGCACAACGAGTCTTGGTTCTTGTTGACTATAATCAAAACATCCCCACTTACATCCTTGTTCTGGTAAAAACAATTTACGAATCATAGGACCTAGATCTTTATTCCTTGCAGGAATTTGCTGTAAGTTTGGATTAGAATAACTAAACCTACCAGTAACAGTGCCACCTTGATCAGATCTTATAGGGTTTATATCTGCATGTATTCTACCTCTATATTGATGTTTTAATATTGTATCTATAAAAGTTGTGTGTGCCTTGTTTATTTCTCTAGCCTTTGCTATACTCTGAACTATAGGATCATCATGTGTGGAAAGGAAATTTTTTGTAAATGAAGGTGACTGCGTTTTCTCGGTCTTGGCGTAATCTAAGGAAAGCTTATCGAACACTTTGGCGATCGATCTTGCTGCCCATATTTGAACATCTATTCCTGTTTGCTTTTTTACTTCTAATAGGATTGCTTCTTCCTGTGATAGTAACTCTTTCTTCAATTTGTGAGCACGTTCGACATCGACACGAACCCCTTTAAATTTCATTTCTATTAAACACGGAAACAATTGTGATTCTAAATCAAATATCTCTACAAGGTTTTGTGTTTGTATCTCTGTAGATAATCTTTTAAATAATTCTAGTGTAAGATATGCATCTCGTTCTGCGTAACTACCAACATACATCGCAGGTAATTTATATAATTCAGATTTAGGATCTATGCCCCATGATTCTGCAGCTTCTTTTAAAGCTTTCTCGTCTTTTGTTTTTCTAAGATAATCATATGATATACTATTCAAAGTATACCAAAGTCTGTTTTCATCAATTAAAGAAGCCATTAACATAGTATCCATGATGTGTCCGTTAATTGGTATACCGTATGCTCTAATCCAACACACATCATACATTGCATTGTGAAATATTTTGTAAGAGTCTGTTGCACAAACTTTCTTAAACCATTCTAAAACAAGTCTTCTATCTAAGTTACCACCACCTTCGTGAGCAATAGGATAGTATCCTTTCCATCCTTCAACAGCCACAGCTATGCCTACGATCTCTCCTCTGCCTTGTATAGCACCAGATCCTCTTGCTTTTAAATCAGGGTCCTTTGTTTCTAAGTCAATAGCAATATATTTTGCATCTGATAAATCAGGAAACTCTTCTGGACAATCCCATTCAGTTTGAACTGTAAACATTATTTCTTTTTTGTATCTTTTAATTTTAGTATTTCTAATTCACAATAATGAATTATCTTCTCTAGATCTTCTATCTTATTTTTAGATAAATATCTACAGACATATTTCACAACACAGCCTTGGAAGAACGAAAGATTATTTTTAGAAATAAACTCGTACGGCTGAATGTAAAAATTTTTATAATGGCTCCCACCTACCTGCCTTGATTGAGGGAAAGCTTTGGCCATATCATCTGGGTTTGTCATACTATTGGTGCTCCTATGTTGTATTGATATTCGTAGTGTTGACTACACACGAATAAATTTTCTTTTGCTCTTGTTACTCCTACGTACCACGTACGATGCTCTGGATCTGGGTTGTCTCTAGATGAATCATAAATAATTTTTTCAGTGTCTGTAAACAAAGCTACATTATCTGCTTCATCTCCTTTGGCTCCGTGTATTGTAGATAGTCTTATTCTAGCTGGTTTCATTAAATCATCACCAGACTCTAATAATTTTTTTATGTATAATTTACTTTGATATGGAAATCTTAAAGTATCCCAGCTCCCCGCTGCTAGCAGCCCGTGGTGTTCTCTCAGTCCTTCTAAATTTATTGAGTCTATATCTTTCAATGTCTTACCACCAGCAAACCCTCTTTTTAAATGACCATCCTTTACAGTCAAGTAATCCCAAAGATCTTCACAATCTTCTTTGCTAACATATGCACCTTGGTTCAAACGTGTCCAAACTCTGTATGCACTCAGCATTTTATTTGGTAGGTATTCTTGCGCTTTAGCTTCAAATCTATAACTCATTCTGTATAAGTGATCACGTATTGGTTCTAACATTTTATTTGTACGAGTCAATACTAACCACTGATCTCCATGTAAAGGTAGATCTGTAAAACGTGCGTTCATGGTTACAGATCCTTCACGATCTGTAGGTATCCATTCTTTTTCTAAACGTTGACCCATGTATGGAAAAATACTTGTAGCCAATCTATGCACAGCTCTAGGAACTCTAACTGATTGTACCTGCGGATCAAACTCACCTTTTAACTCTATAAATATCTTTGCTGAAGCCCCTTGAAAAGAGTAGATTGTTTGATCATCATCCCCTGCAATGTATGAACGAGCACACTTACTCTCTATGTAAAAGAACATATCCCATTGCAGAGGACTTAGATCTTGGGCTTCATCGAGGAAAACACATTGTAGTGGTGGACAACGGTCCTCCTCGACAAACTTGGAAATCATATCAGAAAACTCAACCATATTTGTTCCTTCTTTGTATGTAATAAGGTCTTGATTGATTTGTTCTGTTAACCAAATGTCAGTTGTGTAATGTAATCTTAATTCTCTGGCTGCATCTGCAATACTTGTTTTTTTATTTCTAGCTAACTCTATAATACGCATGTGTGGATTTTGATGTTCAACATGTCCATTAACATTTAATCTTGATTCAAAGGACATATTTCTACAGTATGGAGAGAAGTTTTTAAAATTTTTCCATTTATCACCATTCAATAACTGTGTCTTTGTATTGATACCACACTCTCTTGTGCCCATAGAGTGCATGGTACTAGCGTATATTTTATCGTTGTTTACTCTCTTTTGCGCCACTTTCGCTGCAGTTTTAGTAAAAGATATGTATGCAATCTTATCTGGCTCAGTTCCTTGATCTAACTCTTTCTTTAAATATTTCATTAAAGTATGTGTTTTACCCGTGCCTGGTGGTCCTGGTATTATTATTCTATGCAAACGGCACCTCTTTCATTTTATCTTTTCTTATGTTTGGTTTGTCTAGTTTAATTGTTGGTAGTGTGAAGTATCTTACACTCTTGTTGTCTATCTTACCCGTAACTTCTGTTGCATCAAACATGACCTGCATCATTCTAGCAGTTCGTTGTTTTTGATATTTCTTTGTGTCCCAGACTTTTGTTCTTAATATATATTTCCAGAAATCTTTAAATTTAAAATAACTTACACCGTCTTCTGTGTAAGCTAGTCCACGCAATATATCTTTCCAGTCTTTTCCTGGTATCTTGTTTATATAATCTCCTAGTAATTCA